TCGCAAAACTCGTCCCAATTCTTAAGCGGGCTGCTCTGTGTTCTAGACAGAGTTGTCATTAAAAATGAGTGCGATTTTACTTGTTATGATAAGACATTATGACCCCGTGGTCTTGGTTAGGGGGTATGTATGAGGGTGGTGTACATATGCTGCTTATACTCAGCCCCATTGTACAATCGGGGGGTCTTATTGACAATGCCCTTGCACCCGTCCTATTTATTGTATCACAATGTTAAGTCAATGTCCACCATAAGGGTCATTGATATCATCATAGATCTCTTCCTCTGGTCTTGGTGGCAACTGAATCTTCTCAGATCCACCACCTAACTGCTCTGACCCACCTACAGCAAAAGGATTGTACTTTGCAGTAGCAATCCTATACATTTTCTCGTGTATCGTTACGTCTTCTTCCTCTTGATCCACACCTGGAGGTTGTATCTCTGAGGGTGATGTATCAATTGGTTCTTTGTCAGTTGCAATAGGCATATCATCAAGGGGGTTGTGAAACCATTCATCATAAGGAATTTGTGGTAGTCCCATTATCCTAATGTAGTAGTGTCTCCTGTTACAGTAGCACCTGGTGCTGAGACTGGATGTAAAGTGATGTGTCCTTCTAGAGGTTGATGATGATTACTATGGTCATCAAGTCTCTGATGAAGATCATTAACCTTACTGTCTAAAGTATGCAGATGTTCTAGTACGTGATCAAGTTTCTCTAGGATCTCTGGATGAGGTGCGTGAGATGCAGGTGGTAGGTCTGGTACTGTGAATGTACTTCCATCTCCTGCTGGTGGATATGCGTGTGCATATGCTGGATCAACACCTGTGGTGAAAGTAACGTCTTGTCCTCCGACTAAACCTGTTACTGGATCCACTGGTTGACCTGCTAAATTTGAGTCTGTCATTTAAATATGGGGGTGGTTTTAATATTTAGCGTCTGACAACAGCGGGTATGTCCCCGTCATCGTCATCGTCGTCATCATACCACGGATCATTTATCTCTTCAATCCTTTCCTTCAAAGACTGTGACAGATTTGTATCAGAAGTTAACACTCTCCTCTGAAACTCCTCATCAGGTGTGAAATTTACAACCAACAACTCATCACCAGGTTTCAACTCTGATAGTTCTGGATGAGGTGGTTTAGTAACTGTCTTCTTAGTTTCTATAAACTTACCAGCACCTAACTCTCTTGCCGCTGCAAACCCACCTGACATAAGTCTCAATGCCATAATGAATAGTATAAAAGTGCTTAGTAAGAATAGAAAGTTAAGCATCCTTCCTCTTTTTTGTCTGCTTCTTAATCATTTTAGCGTACTTAATGTCACTGTCAGTGTACCAACCTTTATGTTCTTTGGCAAGTTTAATGATCTTCTTTGCCGCCTTGCGATTTTCTTTCCGTATAGACATTGTAATACCACTTAATGTATATCTGTGCGAGGTCTGATTTGAAGAGAAAGTCCTCGTCTCTTAGTTGTTTATATTCTCCTGTATCTATTACCCAATCAACAAAGTCGTAGTGCTTTTGTTCTAGCTGACCTGCTCTATCCACACAGTCTCTAAGACATCGTTGACGCAGTTCTAATATACTGTCGGTAATCTTATAGGTCATTAACCATCCTCACGTTTTTGTAATAGGGTACATAATCTTTACCGAAATTACAAAGGTTAACATAGAAGTTAGCCTTTGATTCGGAGAGACCACAGTATTTCTTTAGAGTAATCCAGTGGTCTGGATTCTGTTCAACTTGCAAACTGTAGGTACGCTTAGTCATCAGCATCAAGGTTAGTGATGACTATTTTGTTACCTTCAATGGTAAATTGCAATTCATCTTCGTGATCCCAACACAGTTCTTCATAGAGTGTGTTGAGTCTATCCATATCCTCCCATAGATCAGCAGTCATCAGTAAAGATGCTCCTCCTGCTCCGTAAGGATTGTTACATCGGAAGTTGGATATGCTACACAAGTTAACACGAATCCTGCTTCGATCTGGTCTTCATCTAAGAAGGATTGATCTTCTTGATTGACTGTGCCTTCCACTACCTTACCTGCACAGGTACTACACGCACCAGCACGACAAGAATATGGATGGTCTATGCCTTCTTCTTCTGCTGCATCTAAGATGTACTGATCAGAAGCACATTCAAAGGATTGAGTCTCTCCTTCTGTGGACTTAAACGTTACGGTTGCCATAGCAATTATTCAGTTCGAATCTATTTAGTATAGCATCAAAAAACCACCGTTGCAAACGATGGTTAGATTAGTCCTAAAGATCCTGCTGTCATACCCACACTCACAAAGAATGCAAACTCATACAGAGGGTACCACGGACTATTGAAGAGTGTATTGACCAACATCTAGGTACACCCAAGCGGCTATGGTTGATAGAAATAGTAATTGATACATTGTTATGCTCCAGTGGGTAGTGCTATTGGAATCATTTTTCCACCTTGAAAATCATCATCGTCATCATCATCAACGAATCCACCTCCAGCAGCTGCCCAAAATCCCAATAGAATAACTACTGGAATAAAGGGGAACACTAAGGCGACTATTGGACTTACTGCTTCTGTTGCTGCTTGAAGTTCACCCATTGTTTTTAGAATACTCCTGGAATAATTTGTCCTGTTGTAGCGTATGCTCCGATGGCTGCTAGGAAACCAATCATTGCCCAACGTCCGTTGGTTTGTTCTGCTCTTTCGTTCATAGTTTTGTCCTGCTGGATGATTTGGATTTGAGGTTCAGTCGCAAACATATTCTGTCTGCCACCTGCTTCTGTTGTTACAGTCATTTAAGTTTTGTGAAGTAACGTAACATAATTATATAGCAAATCTAAACATCCTGTCAAGTATTTATACTCAGTATGTCTTCAACCCATAAAATAATCCTTGCGATAGTATCTCCCAAGGATGTTTGAATTATAAAAGGCAGGCTCCCCATCGGGACCTGCCTCTGTTAGTACGTTATTTATGAACAGTTGTCTTGTCTCTTCGAAGTTTACTCTTCCCTGAGTGTGGTGGAGACTGAGGATCTCACGCTTGAAAAGCTCTCGTCCAAGTTCTTTAATGTCTTGCTTAAGCTCCTCAGAACTTCCGTAGTACTTTTTCCAGTCACTCTCAGACGAAACACGGCGTTTCCCACCTCTAGGCTTTCTACGCTTGGTAAAATTTTTCCGTCCGATATATTGTTTGCCCGACTGGAGATTTGTAATACGGTAGACGTAACCGAAGAAATCGTTAATGTCGTTAGAAGTAAAAGCTGTACCTTGATAGGTCCAGGGGTTTTCATAACCTCCTTCAACCACTGTGGTCTCTGGGGTGGTTTCCATCCTAGAATTTTCATTCGTACTCTCCGTCGTTGTCATCACCGATCATAATGTTAGGTCCTGATACGTATTTATCTACGTCTGACCAGACCTCAGACTCAAGCTCAAAGGTGATGGCTTTGAGTTGTCTGATAATTTCTTTTACTCGCTCTCGATCCATTTGGTTGGTTCCTCCGTGGGATTAATGTCTATACCATCAATCGCTTTGACCATAACCTTTGCTAGATCATTAGCGTCCTTGGCGTATTGTGTCTCTACCATCATACCATACTCGTTTCCTTCGTGCAAGAAGGTAACCTTCCACTTATTCATATAACTCCTCCAGTTCAACGAGACTACACAATTCTATTCCTTCATCACGAAACATTGCTTCAGCACCCTCTTGTCTATCTACAATAGTAACTACACGATCAACAAAGTAACCAAGAGAACGTAAGACTTTAACTGCTTTAAGAGATGAACCACCTGTAGTAGTTACATCTTCTAGTACTGTTATAGTAGATCCTTTTGGTGGTAATGGACCTTCTACTTGTGATTCAGTACCGTGTCCTTTAGGTTCCTTACGAATGATAAGACCATTAATGTTACCTAGTAATGCTACACCTGATACTAATGGATCAGCACCTAATGTAAGACCTGCCACCCAATCTGTATCAACATACCTTAGCATCTGTTCTGATGCTAACCGTAACCCTGTACCATTAAGGATCACAGGTTTACAGTTGACATAATGATTACTAACAGTGCCTGAAGACAAAGTAAACTCACCTTCACGGTAAGCTTTTGTCTTCAGCAGATACATTAACTCATTCATCGGGGTGTAAATCCCCCATTAGTTGTGCCCAATCTTTATCAAACAAATCTAAACCCATATCTGTTAGACAATGGTCAAACAATTTGTTGAATATGTCGTACGGGATAGTGCATACGTCAGCACCCATTCCAAAGGCATTGGGTACATCAATGGGGTTCCTAATACTTGCAGCAAGTATCTCAGTTTTAACATCATTTCTGTCATAAATTTTCCTGATTTGTTTGATAAGTGTCAGTCCATCCCAGTACTGATCTGCAACCCTTCCTATGAAAGGTGAGATGAATGAAGCACCTGCCTTAGCAGCAAGGATTGCTTGTGCTGGACTGAATACAAGAGTCACATTAGTAGAGATATCATCTGCTGATAGATCACCACAGGCAATCAAACCTTCTCTGTTACAAGGTAATTTGATTGTAATGTTAGGTGCTATTCTAATATAATCAGATGCCATTTCTAACATCTCATCTGCATTGCTACCAACAACTTCAGCAGATATAGATGAGTCCCAAGGGAACAACTCTGCTATTTTTTTGATAACTTCTTGTGGGTCTTGTCCCAACTTCTTCATTAGAGTTGGATTGGTAGTGATACCATCTACAAGACCTGTCTCATTAGCGTGTCTAATCAGATCGGGATCTGAACAATCGAGAAAGATCTTCATAGGTATAATAGAAAGCAATTAGATTATATAGTAGCACAAAAAAAGAGACCTATCAAGGTCTCTTCATTTCTAACAATCAAGCTAGTAGGTTAAGCATTGCATAGTTCTTTGTTGAACTTGACTCCACGATAAGACAGTTCAGCCTTATTGCAGCGTGTGCTTGGTGCTTTGTTGGTGTCATACTTAACACCACGGTAAGTGACTTGTGCCATTGGTTTACTCCTAAAGTAATTGGATTTTTAGCCCCGTTCCTTTAGTCATTTGCGTCCCAACACTCTTGTGTCTCCTCCTTGACAATCTGAATCATTTCAGACTTAACTTTATCCTCAACACTATACGACCTCATCTTTTCGATGAGTTCATTAGCTTCAGGACAAGTTAAAGAAGCAGCTAATAACAAGGGCATCATAGGGATGAACGCTCCGTTCCGTGACCTACTTGCAACCCCGAAGGGTCGAACGTAAGGATATGATAACATATCCATTACTATTTAGCAAGAAAGTGTTACAAAGACTACCGTTTGTATCGTCGTGGACCATTTGGTTTCCTTGCGTGCCACTTCTTATACCAGTCTTTCGTTAGTTCTACTCTCGGTTCCTGCTTCAGTTCTCGTTTAAGTTCTCTGAGGAAACGGAGATGAAGTTGAAATTGATTACGCATCTCCAGTCATTATATTGTGGGTTGCTACTTGTGTGGTAATTCAACCCATCGAATAAGACGAACCTACCCTGTCTAGGTTCAACCTTTTGTTTAAGTTCTAATTTTTGTTTGTGACCATCATACTTCTGCTTAAAGAAGATAGTAGGACCATCAGAGTCATTCACATAGTAAATGATAGTCCAGTGTGGTTGGTCAAAGTCAACGTGTGGAGTATGGTATAGATGTTTTGTCTCCCTTCTAGGTAAAAGATTAATCTTTATCCTTCTGAAAGAATCAAACTCTGGCATCTCTGTGTTAGATACTATCCATTTCCATACAGGTTCACACACCTTCTCGTAAGCATCAGGAGATACTATCTCTCCTAGGGTATTAATACAAGTGTGTAGGAACTGAGGATCTTCACCACTAACCTCATCAGGTATGGACGTAGCGAAGTTTGTATCATATGAAGTGGTCTCAGTATTAATATACCAAGGCCAATATGAGTTGTGTAATAGTCTTGCTTTACACGGTTCACTAACAGACTTAGGAACCTCACCTATGTACATCATCCATCCACTCCTCCATCTCTTATCCATCTAGGTAGATAAAATATTAACCAAGCGAGTGTCCAGAAAGTTACTAATACTAAGACGTGTAACAACCTATGATCGTTGACTACCAAACCAAGTGTTACTAGTCCCATCCAAAGATAATCTAAGGTACCGTGAAATCTGTACCATACTTTGTCACCAAACTTATGAATGAGTTTATCTCTTTGTCTTGCGAACCACGGTGATACGTGCCTCATCATAACGAAACCTTCGTTAAAAAACATAACGAAGAAACCAATCCAAAAAATCATAATTTAAATCCAGCGAAGGTGTCCTTCTTAACGTCTTGTTTGATACCACCGACAACATAAGATTCAATCTCTGTTTCTTGTGGTGCATTCTGTTGACCCTTAGAGTTCAACCAATGCTCAGTCCAAGGTAAGGGATTGTTACGTGCAGGTACATCGTATATAGGTTTTAAACCTACTGATTTCATCCTGCGATTTGCAATCCATTCAACATACTGACTGAGTAGTTTGTCATTTAATCCTATCATACTACCACCTTCAAACAAATACTCTGCCCATTCCTTCTCTTCTTGCACTGCTGCCTTAAACATTTCAATTACATTGTCCTCTTCCTCCTCAATAATCTCTTGCATCACAGGATCGTCACCATTAACCCAGTTTTTTATGATGTTTTGAGTGAGGACAAGGTGTTGTGACTCATCTCGTGCAATTAAACTAATGATTTTTGCACTTCCCTCCATAAATTTCAACTCACCAAAGGCAAAACTACAAGCAAACGATACATAAAATCTAATACCCTCAAGAATATTAACATTCATCACTGCACGATACAGTGAACGTTTTAAATCTTTCTTCTGCCAGATAGCAGATGGAGAACCAGTAGATGATTCCTGCCACATACATCCACTGCCCCACTCACTAGCAACCCTAATGAATTCATCATAGGATTTAGTAACTGACTGTGCACGTTCAATAATCTTCTCGTCTTCAAGAATAGTATCAAAGACCTCAGATGGATCTGGATATATGTTCTTAATAATATACGTGTAAGATCTACTATGGATCATCTCCATAAACTCCCACACTTTCATCGCACCTTCTAACTCAGGTAGAGCTACGTAAGGTGCGAATGCCATACCAGGTCCACGTCCTTGAACTGAGTCAAGTAAGATCTGATACTTTAAATTGCTAGTGAATATATGTTTCTGTGCTTTAGTTAAATTGCTGTAGTCTGCTCGGTCTTTCTGTAGTGAAACCTCTTCAGGTCTCCAGAAGTATCCTAACATCTGTGTTGTTAACTTATCAAAGATAGGATATTTAAAACCATCATACCTCTGGACTCCCAGAGGTTTACCAAAGAACATTGGTTGCTTCGTATGATCGTGCTTCTCACGATTGAAGACGGTAACGCCTTGAACGTTAGACCTTGCAACTGTCACAATCTTCCTCCGCATATGCTAGTTCATTAATAAGTTCGTCGAGGGATTGCTCCTTCTCAGGTAGATCATCCTTCCATCCTATTGGATGTGCTGGTTCATCTACATCCTTCTTAGCATCATATGTGTTCTGATAGTAAGAAGTCTTCCACCCATACCTATACGTGGTTAAGAAATCGTTTGCCATTACTGAGGTTGGTACCTCATTATCTGGATAGTTCTCTGGATTATAAGACCAGTTACCACTGATCGCTTGGTCAAAGAACTTCTGCATCACTGCGACTATCTTTATGTATCCTTCATTGGATTCCATATCCCATAGCAGTGTGTACTTGTTCTTTAGGTGGGGAAACCCAGGAACAATCTGCTTAAGGGGTCCTTTCTTTGATTTTTTAACGGACAGGTAGTCTCTAGGTGGTTCGATTCCATTGGTTGCGTTTGACACAATGGAACTGCTCTCCGAAGGCATTTGTGCGGACAGTGTTGAGTGCCTAAGACCGTAGGCTGCGATATCATTCCGTAAGCTATCCCAATCATAATTATAAGACGGTTCGGTAATCTCGTCTACCTCCTGCTTATATGTATCAATTGGAAGCGTACCGTCTGCATATTTAGTACGATCAAAACCATCACATTTACCTTTCTCTTGTGCTATTTGATTGCTAGACTTGAGTAAATTGTACTGGAATGCTTCTGTCAACTGATGAACTAAATCATATGCTTCCTGATCATTATACTTCACACCATTCTTTGCTAGGTAGTGTGCTAATCCTATGAATCCTATGCCTAGAGACCGCCTGTATAATGTGCTACGTCTCGCAGCAGCAACAGGGTAATTCTGATAGTCTATAAGTTCTTCTAGACCCCTTACAGAGAGGTCACAGAGTTCTTCCATCTCATCTAGGTTACGTATCTTACCCACGTTAATAGCAGATAGAATACAAAGAGCAATCTCTCCATCACCATCATCAATATGTTGGATAGGATCTGTAGGTAGAGTGATCTCCTGACAGAGATTACTCATATAAACTTTGTCCTTAAATGATGAGTGACTATTACAGTGATCGATATTCATAATGTATATCCGACCAGTCTCTGCTCTCTCCTTAAGGAGATCAAGTATTAATTCTTGTGCCTTGACAGTCTTCCTAGGAATTGTTTGATCCGATTCATATCGTTCATATAATTCATTAAAACTATCAGTCCCAAAAGATTCATACAAACCTGGAACGGTGTTAGGACTGAAGAGAGATATCTCTCCATCCTCAATGAACCTCTTGTAGAAGATTTGGCTAGTTTGGATACTGTAGTCGAGCTTTCTAACCCGATTGTCTTCCGTACCCTTATTATTTTTAAGTACAAGGATGTCCTCTATTTCTTGGTGCCAGAT